CATTGATACGTCTTGAGAGAGCGTCTCAGGGTTGAACTGGAACCACATCCGCTTGTTGAACACTGGGCTGTTTGCTTGCGTCTCGTCAATCCCCAGGTTCTGGAAGATCGCAGAGTTGCCACCCATCAGCGACTTGATGAACCCACGTTGAACCTTCTTAGTGCCCGACTTTGTGAATGTCTGAGCAGTCCCACCTGGATAGGCGAAGGGAGGGTTGTCCGTGGCGCTGTTTCGCTCCCCTACAGGGAACTTGTAGAACTGGCTGTCACGGTACGACATTAACTACCCCTTACTGAGGCCAATAGGTCACTGTCTTTGAGTAGACGAGTCAACTCGTCAGCGATTGCCTCTGCGTCACCTCGTGCGGACGAACCGCCAATAAGGTTGATTGTTGGGGCGATGTTGATGGTACTACCTCCTTGAATAGACGTGTACGACCCACCTCTGCCGGAACGTCCACTCATCTCAACAGGGTCACCAGAGTTACGACGCTTGTAACTCTCCACAGTGGCAGCAGCAGCACCCATGTCTACGTTGAACGTCTCTGGCTTGCCCTTATACGGCCCCCAGTCGTACCAGCCATTTCCGTTGGTCTTTGCCCTAGAGTCGAACATCTTGCGAGCAGCGCTAACGTTTACTGACGGGTCGTATAGCGATTCGTCATTAGGGATTCCGAACCACTTACGACGAGATGGCCCAAGACTGCCAAGCATGTTGATCTGGAACAGCCCGTACGACGTGTCCCCTGTGCCCTTGTTAGGATTAAGTACTTTAGGGTTCCAGCGGCTTTCACGGTGCGAAATACCAACTGCTTTGACGAGGTCTTGGCCAGACCATCCGCCCTTAGTCATCATGAGACGAACGATGTCGTCACCAGACATCGATCCAGATGAGGGAACGATGGGGACGCTGTTTGCTGAGGCGACCGAACCACCTGAGCGGATCTCCCTGGCCTGTCCAGACTTAGTCATGAAACTAACGAAAGAGTCAGCCTGGAATTGGGCGATCTTCTGGTCGATTGAAACGCCGTCGTACGTACGGAGAGAGACGCCACCGATGGACGTGTCGCCAACCCCGTGCTCACTAGACTTGTGCGTAGTGCCACCGACAGGTTCGCTGGAGAACGATGCGTCCTCGTTGTACTTTCCGTCAGACCCCCACGCTGCCCCCATTTGCTCGTATTCACGACGTGAGTTTGGAAGTTCCGATGGCTGAACGTGCCACGGCTCGTTGTTAACATCACCGAACGTCTTCAGCCCGAAGCGAGAGGCGTTCTGCTCCAACCAACCCATGTCGCCAACTAGGTCAGCAGCAAGACCGACTTCGTGCATCGACCTACCAGGAGGTGCAGCGGGTGCAACCCCTGGATTCTTCTTCCAGTTCTTCCCCTCAAAGACAATGCCCGTGTCTTCGCTGGTCGGGGTGTAGCGGGACAGGAACAGAGCACGCTGATCAGAGGAGGCGCGCTTGCCCTGCCCGAACCCAACACGTCCACCTGATGCCTGGATGAGGGAGAGCAGGCGGTTCTTGAACGTCGGGTGGAGGCTCTTGAACGATGACATGCTGGCAAGGCCAGAGATAGTCGTGGGCTTACCGTATGTAGGAACAGAGATGTTTGGTGTGGCATTTGCAGCAGCGTTGCTGGGCTTCTCTTCTGGGTCACCAGCCAGGAACGAGAGAATCCCGCCGCCGATCATCATAGGGATACCAGCAATAGCGCCAGCCCCACCTGTACCGAAGGTGAGGGCAGCACCGGCAGCCAGTAGTCCAGTACCAGCAGCCCCCATAGCAGGCTTAGCCATGTCCATGTACGGCTTGTTGCTGATCTGCTCACCAAGAAGACCGCTGAGCCTCTCTTCAAGCGCTCCAAACATACGAGTCAGTGACTGAGTCTTCTTCTCCAGATCAGCGAAGTTGTCTGCCTGACGGCGGTAGAAGTTTTCCTCGCGCTCAGCCTGTGTTCGCTGTGTTTCTTCTTGCTGAAGTGCGAAGTTCTCACTGATGCCCATCAACTTCTGCTGTGATCGGTCACCGGGGTTGTACATCCCCGTGCCGCCCTTCTCCTTGTACGCAAGGTTGGCTTCTGCGTACTGGATCACCACGTCCTGCATGTCTTCAGGGAGACCTGAGAACGCCAGCCGTTGACGGGTAACAGAGCCTTGCTGCTTTGCGCCCTTCAGTACCGTCTCGTTGGTCATGCCAGTTGCCTGCACGAGGTTCTGAATTACCGACATCATGTCGTTCTCTTTGCCACCGATGCCGTACATCGACATGCCAGTGGTGAAGAACATGCGGTTCACGGCAGTGGGAGATGCCATTGCCTTAGCCATTGCAGCGGTGTCGGCAGTGGAGTACCCGAACCCAGACATGGTTCGTAGGGCGTCAAATGACGATGCCTGCTGCGATAATCCAGTACTTGCCTGGAGAGCAAGCACCTCGTTGATTCCGCCCACACCAAGGCGGTAGTCGGTCAGTGGCTGACGGTACGTCGACTGAACGTCCAACTGACTCATACCAGTCGTCTGCTGGTAGAGCATGTTCATCTTGTCGGCAGACAGTGAGTACTGATACCCAGACTGGATACGACTATCCACGGCCTTGCCGATGGCCGACGCTAGGCTTCCAATGATGTTCGCAGCGACGGCTGCTCCACCACCACCGCCTCCACCACCGGCAGCGGAAATCGCTGAGGCGATTCCTCCACCAGCACCGCCACCTACTGCTGGAGTAGGAGCACCCTGACCAGCCGCCTTAGCCGCCATAGCGGCCATCTTGGAGTGTGGGTTGCTTGAGTCTTGCGCTCCTTGTCCTTGAATAGCGCCTTTGGCACTAACGGACAACTTGGAGATAGTTTCAAGTTCCTTACGTACACCAACAAGCGTCTCGTGCAGAGTCTTGAAGTCTTTGTTCAGAGACGTTACGGCAGACGAATCGACCTTAAATGCTGCCTTGAGGGACTTAAAGTGCATCCCGAGGGCATTAGACGATGATTGGTCTTCGTTTTCCACGTACTAGCCTCCGACGTTACTGCGCCATTTCGCCATTTCATACCAGTAGCGACGCTGGCGCACGGTCATGCCTTGAAGTTCTTTGAAGTTGAAACCGTTGTATACGGAGGCGATCAGTTCGTATTCCCAGTAGTTAGACACAGGATCAGCCAAATAGAAGGGACACCCAGTCGACAGTGAACGAAATGTTTTCGTCGCAATGTCCGCACGGGGCGTTCACCTCCTCAATCTGAGGACCGAACTTGTCACCAAAGAGAACCTTGATGATGGCGTTACGGTCTGCGATGCCAAGTTTCTTGGCCCACTCCACCTTGTTTGGTACTTGTGTACTCACATCGCAGCAGCGTGCGATGAGCGTCGTGTTCTGCTCGGCAGTCGTCTTGGCGTGCTTAGCGACGTAACGGCTGTCTGCTCCTGTCGGGTGTGACACCGTCACAGTTGCGCCTGACCGAAGGGTTACTTCCCGCTTTGAGCGGATTTGCTCGGTAGTGCCGAGGACCGGGAACCCATCAACCAGATCGACATTTACGTCGTTACTTCCTCCACACTGGGAGCACTTCAGTCGAAACTCCCGCTGATCTCCGTACGTGGCACGAATAGTGGCGATGAAGAGGATGTCGCGATCAGCGGTAACAAGTGAGTCGATCAGTGTTGGTGACCAACTCTCTGCTGGGCCAATTGACACAACTGTCCTAGAGAGGAGTTCAGTCATGTAGTCGGCGTACGACAGGTTGTCTCGTGTCTCAAGATGAGACAGGTGCTCTTCGTCTTCACCTGTCATCTCTCTGACTACAGCGTTGACGTGCCAGTCCCCGTTCTTGTCCTGTAGCCCCATCAGCAACGTAGCGTCGCAGTTTGGACTACCTGAAATACGGGGAACTGGCTCTTTCGACGCCTCGTCAATGACTTTGTTTACCGCATCAAGATCAGATGGGTTCATCTTATTCTGCTCCTATTAGTTGTTGATTACGCGTTCAGTACGGTAGCGAGGGCGTTGATCTCGCTTGTTTCCCATGCAAGGGTGTAACCCTCGTGGTGAACAGTGAGTTGCTGTACGAGGATGCTGCTTTCTCCAGCCCCGAGGTCGCCAAGGGCGTAGCCACCAGGCCAGCAGTTGTACAGACGGTACGCCAACTTCTTTGCGCCAGGGAACACACCTGATGAGTAAGGCATCGAAGCGTCGTTGTTGTACGTAGCAGCGTTAGTGGTGACAGGGTGATCGTGCACGTACACAAGGATGTCGCACCGATAGTCGGTGTCAGACCCCACTGAACCAATGTCAGGGTTGCCCTGGTTCCACTGGTGCATGAACTGCTGCCAACGCCACAGTTGTCCCTGACCAGCGAACACACCACGACTGAAGGTGACAGGAGCGAAGTCGCTCATGCCAACCATCTTGTGCGTGTGCGTGTTCATGCCACCCTCGCGGTACGGGATGACTTGGTTGGTCACGCTGACCCCAGACACCGCTGCAAAGCCGATTGTGAGTGCACTGGAGTTGCCAAGACCGAACAGATCATCGTCGGTGTTGCCCCCAGCCTTGGGAATGATCTCCACGGTGAACTTAAAGTTCCGAAGAGGGTCAGTGCGTGTAACAGTTACAGCCATGATGGGTACTCCTATTCGCTAATTCCGCCAGCCAACTGGCTGATTGTGATGACTACGAACTCGCCTGGATACTGGAGCGCAACACCGACCTGTACGCGCACCTCACCAGAGTCGATTACTGCCGGGGTGTTGACGGTCTCGTCGCACACCACGAAGAACGCCTCGCCAGGGCTACGGCCCTTGAGACCGCCTGCACCCCAGAAATCGGTGAGCATCGAACCAAGGCGCACGTTGATGGCGTTCCACAGGCGCTGATCGTTTGGCTCAAACACAGCGAAGCGAGTAACTTCAATCGACCGCTGCTTCACGTAGTTGAGTGAGCGACGGATGCTGATGTACTTGTCTGGCTTGCTGGTTTCCAGCGTGCGTGCACCAAGAACGACAACGCCAGCACCTGGGATCGCCTTGAAGGCGTTAACGCCAGAGTTGTACAGGGTACCGATGTCGTTCTCGGTGAGATTCAGCACGGTACCAAGAGCGTTACGGATGTCTGCGTTGTAGCCAGCCGGTGGCTTAGCCACAGTGCGTTCGATCTCGGTACGGACGTACAGACCAGCAACAGCACCACCAGGATATGTGTTTCGGACAGCGCCGATACCTGACTTTGATGGGTCTACCATCGTGAGCATGCCGTAGTACGGAGCGCCCCAGCCTTTGGGGCTGTATGAAGCCACAGCGTTGCTGATGGCAACAGTTGTCGTGGAGGCTGGGTTTGGATCGATGATCACAAATGAGGTGCCACGAGTCTGGGCCTTAGTAAGCGCCAAGTTGACTGTAGTCGTATCCGACTTACCAACCACGTTGATGAGCAGTGAGTCATTGATCGTGTCCAGCAGGTCAAGTGCACGACCGTAGGCTGCTGCGTCAGCGTCGGCATCTTGAATACTGCCGCCAGTGAAGAGGCCAGTGCTTGAGAACGTCAGAGCGCCAGTAGTAGCACCCACGAACGGAGCGATGTCGACCTGGCCAGAACGAACACGGACGTAGTTTGAGTACGTGTTCAGAATCGTAGGCGCATAGCGACTGGAGTTAGGATCTGGGCTGAGATCTGGCCAGAACTCCACCTCAGTACCTGTTGCCGTGTTGCCGCCTACGAGGATGCGCAGGTTGAACGTAGCGACAGTAGTCGCTGGGCTAGAGGTGGGCGTAAGGGTGCTACCAGCGGTCACCTGGCAGATAAGACCGCCACCGACTGCCGTGTTAGCAGTGTTGCCCCAGTCGCCGGGGTTACGGGCATCCAGCGTCATCAGAACGCCGGTAGCGGATGCACCTGTAGCAGGGACACGGCTGTACGTGATGGTTGCTGATGCTGCGGTTGAGTTGCTGCCGTAGGCACGTACTACGTAGGCGTCACGACCGCCGTTAGCGAAGTACTGATACAGAGCGAACCCGAGATCGTACGAGTTGTCTAGATCACCGTACTGTGCCCGGTACTCGGGCCATGAACGGACTAGAACTGGTTCGGTTACCGTACCACGAAGACTCTTACCAATGAAGGCAGCAGCAGTTGCGCCAGAGGCGCGAGTAGTTGCACGTGCCTTGAAAGGCGCTTCTGATACGTATACGCCTGGAACTGAGAAGGGCATTAGAATTCCTCCGTAATTGTGTAAGGAGAGCGGCTGATAGAACCTGTTTGTGGTACGGAAGAAGTCAACGAACCCGCGACTTGGTCTACTCGTTTTACTTGATAGAACTGCGAGTAAGGCAGTTCTGCTGATACTTGGATAGTATACACCTTTCGGAATATACGTTTCCTATACCCCGCCTCTGGATCTAGAAGATCGGCAGTAACCCAATCTAGGAGATCGAAGCGACGAATCGTGTCATCCGTTTCTACGTGTAGGTACCCGTAACGGAATGGCGTAATAGATCCTAACATTTGAGAAGTCAGTTGTCGATCATGCAGAGCAGTTCTTGCAAAAGTCGACACCTGATACAGAAGATCGACTGGAACGAAGTCCCACCCAGAGTAAGCGACAAGACCAGCACCAGCGCTTGCTCCAAGGTCAGCAGACGTACTCGGCCAATATGTCAGCGCATCAGGTGCCGTGGCTGATGACGCTGAGTAGGGGTTAGGTGTGTAGACCCTCGCCTCAGAGTGCTGACGCTGACGAGCATGAGAAATGTCGATGTTCTCAATGGTGATGAACGGGTAGTTGCGTTCAGTCTCGTTGTCTGGATAGCGGTAGAACACCTGCACAGGGCGTTGAGCATTGCGGTCATCAGTGACCTTGATGTTGGAGAATCGCAACTTAACAGCAGCGTCTTCTGCAAGAAGGAATCCGACAGGTGCTGTCATCAGTACATCTTCTCCAGATGCTCACTGACACGAGCAGAGAAGCGATTACCGTCTAGCGCACTCTTGCGGAGCAGTGGGGTAGGTGGCTCACCTGGCACACCGTACTCCATGTCCTTGATCCGCTTCGCAGCATCCTCTGACTCTGACGAGCCATAAACGATCTTGTTCTTCTTGATACGGATGTCAAGAGAAGGAGATAGATCGGAAAATCTAGAGGACTGCATTCGCTCCTTGATGGCGTCCTCTTCCTCACGCACTGTCTTTTCAAGAGCAGCACGCATGAAGGTTGGGCCTTCTTGCGCCAGGAGATCAAAGTACTCAATAACTGAAGGAACACCAGAGATGATAGGGTTGTTAGCCATGCCAGAGACAGACATGAACACCTTCCGGTTCCTGAGCAGTTGAGAACGATGAACGCTTGTTCATCGTTATTCATATGCTATCCGATAGTTGGAAGTTGTGCAGGCCACGGGTGGTTATTTGTCAAAAAACCTGCCGGTGCAGCCTCGTCGTTCACCATTTCTTGGCCGACGTACACCTCAAACCCTTCGACTACCAACATGACATCATCTTTGGCACGCCCACGTACACGGTAGGAAGCCACAGAGAAGTAACGACTGTCGTAGAGGAACATGTCGTTGAGATGCATCTGATACTCCCAAGGAGATGATACACCTGCGTCAGCAACATCAGATACTGATGCGACGAAGTTGACCAACTGAATTGGCTGACGGCCTTCTGGGATGGCGCGCTTCAAGTCTTCAGACTCAGTAATCATCAGTACTGGGACGACAGTGCCACTTGTATACCTACGCCCACCTACACCGGCTGGCGCTTCGTCATACACGTCGTTGTACACACTTTCAGTTAGCGGATCGTCGCCAAACGGAAGTGCCTCAAACCACACGATGTGTTCGCCAGATTCCCGGTGATATCGACGGTAGTGCTTCCTGATCTGAGTCAGTTCTCTACGAACGTCCATTAGTAGAGATACCCATCCATAGGAGTTACGCTCCCAGTACTTGGGTAACTATCAACGTACACATCATAGCGATTATCGTCTGGGGGCGTTTCTACGTCAATCTTGCCACTGTCGATGTTCGGCCAGACACGCTCAATCGGATCAAAGTCGCCAACCTCACGGTCCTTGAATACCGGAACAAGACGATTTGTTGTACGTGAAACCCTACGAAGGTTGAACACTTCGATGCGCTCCAGGCCAATATTGAGTGCCTTGGCCTTCTTCTCGTACTCGCCCATCCAGAACTGGAGCATGCTCTGCACCATTCTGAATCGCTGCGAGGCAGGAATGTGGATCGACTCGGAAGTCATCACATCGATGTCTCTGCTGAACTCAGTCGTCAGTGCCCAAAGCGCTTCGACGAGCGCAGAGATTCCAATTACATCGATCACTGCTGTAGACATGGACGAGGGCGGAGTGTCCAGATTGTGCGTGTGCATGTTCAGCGCAATCTGCGCGTAGAAGTCCAGGTCTGATGGAAGAATCCAGTCGTAGTAGTAGCCCTCTACAAGCAAGGTACTCCCCTGTGGTGGGGGAGAACTAATGCGTAGGAGACCGTTCCGCTCGTCAAGTGAGTAAGCAGATGTGCTCATAGAGCAGGCACCAGTACCACCTGACGGTACATACGCAATCCACATAGATGGTGCATCAATGTTGGGATGGCCAAGTTCAAACGTCCTACCTCCCACGGTAAACGATGTTTGAAAGAACTTGGGGAAGTCACGCAAGTAGTTGCGTGCAATGGATGCAATTTCTTCAAGAGCAGACATCAGTACGCCCTTACGAAGTACCTAATAGTCTTGAACGCAGGACGGTTATCAATCGTCGGAGAGACAGACCCGGTAGACGACGTGCTGTTGGTGCTAGGGGCATTTGTTGTCAACGATGCGTTATTGACAGTGACTGTGTGGGTGTGATCACCGACAGCGTTCACAGTAACTGCACCATTAGTCACTGATCCGGTGTGAGAGTGGTTATCGTTTAGGGCAACTAAACTATCTTGCTCTGCGTAGTCAAGCGGAGACCCACCTCCTCCCAACTGCATTAGTTGCAGTGCATAGTCACTGGGAACTGTAGTGGACGTGAAGGGGAACGTACCAGTTACCTGCCACGTCAATCCTCCAGGTTGTGGGTACTGGGGAGTCGGCCTTCTAACGGACACAAACCCATAAGAGTTATACTCAAAAGTGTTAAACCCAACGGGATGGACAGCGTGACCATGCCCATAGATATTAGTAGTGATTGCTGTACTGTTCAGAGCACCACTATGGCCGTGCCCACCGCCTGCACCTGTCGACACCGTCCCATGACCGTGGGCTGGCAGGGTATGCACGTGGTTGCTCAGGTCATGAACGTGCGCTAGCAGCGGAATGGTGACACTGTCAGCACCACCAGACGCAGTAACGAGTCCACTTCCTCCTGTTGCAGCACCGCCACGAAGGAATTGGTTTGAGTAGTCTGGTAGCGTGATGGGCTGTGACACACCCCAGGCAGTAGCAAGACCATCGTACAGTGGGTCATTTGGTAGCGCAGTGCCATTGCACTCTTTGAACCTGGCTGGTGGCGTAGTGTTTGCTGGCCACGTAACAACCATGCCCACCGGAACAATGTCGTCAACTACAGACTGACTGGCTACCTGCAACCAGTTACCCGCTGCCCTAACGTACACAGCGTTAGTGGTAGAGGTAGGAGATGCTAGGACTACAACGTCGCCGTTAATCCCTTGTCCTGCTGATGGTACAGCAGCCTGAGTCCAGGTGATGTTGCCCGTGTACATGGTGCGCTTGTCAATCAAGTGCCCGTCAACGGTAGAACCTGCGGCGGCACGGAAGATCGCACAGATAAGAGCGTCTGTGTCAGGGTTGTAGTAGTTGTTCTTCTGGGCAGTCGTGTCCGATGAAAGAGCAGTACTCGTACTCTTAGGGAACACCGGATTAGTGGAGGACGACACACCGTCTAGTTTGACGATGGACACGGTAGAACCGCTAAGTCTTGCTACCAGCAGGGAGAACTGTACGTTTGAAGGAACGGTGTCTGGAGCAGCGTTAACAACGCTGTACGTACTGAAGGAGTACGGTACACCAGCGATAACGGCTACGCCCCCCGTTACGTTGATGGTTCCGCCTGACTGCGTGGTAACACCACCCGAACGGATGAAGTTCGACCGATTGCCGAGCGCTTCAATGTCTAGAGCATCAGGCTCTGCCTGGTTGATGTTGGCAAAGCGAAGAGCAGACCCCGTGTCGGTTGCGTTCGGGATGATGTGTGCCACGGTGTTCCTTACAGAGTGTCGTAGATGTTTCCTGCTGCTCGTAGGTACTCATAGAGTTCCACGGGCAACTGGTAACGCTTGCCGTCCTCAAAGTCGTATGACTCAAGACCCCAGTACATCGTCCACGTACCCTTTACGCGACCAGACTTGGTCGGGGTACCGACTACAACTGCTGACTCCACCTGGACTGCTTCGTCCTGATCGTCGAACTCGTCAGCAACGGGGATGTTGTTACGTGCCATTTTATGTCTCCTGTTTAATTGGCCCTGTGACTACTACAAGGTAGTCCACTTGTGAGATGGATAGTAGTTGTGAATCGACCACGGTCAACTCATGGCTGATGATCTAGACGCTTTGGCCTAGAAGCACTAGAACAACGCAACGATGTTAGATGCGCTGGTACCAGTTGCAAATACCCTCTCAGCATGGATCGGGAGGATAGCCCCAGCGGGTACTGCTGTGAAGGTTACCGACGCCCCCGCTGCATCGTCTCGCAATCTAACCCTAACGGTACCAGTACTCCCGACGTACAGGGCATTTGCGGTGAATGCAAGATCAGTTGAGTCCGATGGGGTAACGGCAAGGGCTGCACCGGCTGGCTGGTTGGCGTCTGGACCTAATTGACCAGCAAAACGAGGGTGTTGTGAGGCCACGGAATCTCCTTATCGGCTTTTATCGCATCGTAGCACAATATGTGCTGACATTGAGAAGGGGCGTGGGCGAAATACCCACGCCCCTTCAATAGGCACTGACGCTGTGCTATCAGCCGCCGTAGATCGAACCGCCGAGCGTGTTGATGAGAACACGGCTCTCGTGGGTGATCATACCGAAGCCCCAGATGGCGTACCAGGCGAGGCCGTGCTCACGACCGAAGTCGATGACACCGCCGTCACGCAGTTCCACTGGGAGGGCAATAGCGTGACCGAAGGTGTTGTCACCGATCATCACAGCGTTGTAGGTGTTGGCGTTGGTCAGCGTCGTCAGGCTGTTGTTGATGCCTGACGATGCGAGAGCACCCTGGAGAACCTGGGTGGTCTCAATGAACACCACGTCGTACAGGCGACCGATCTCACCGAGCATGAAGTTGCCGGGAGCGGCGTACTTCGTGACTTCGATGAACTCGGGCCAGTCACGGAGGGCACGTGCCTGCTTGGGGTGAACGAAGCAGACGTAGGTGTCGCCCAGACGGGGGATGTTCTGGCTGGCCAGTACGTCGACAGCGTCCTTGACAGTTGCTGGCGAGAAGTAGCCAGCGGCTGATGCTGCCGTAGGAGCAGTGGTGTAGTCGTAGGGGCTGAGAGCACCACGGCTAGCAGGGGCGTTACGGCCGAACACGATGTTCGGGGGAACGGCTGAGCCGCCACCGAAGGGAACAGCGTTCTGGTACAGGGTGTTACGAGCCTGGATGTCCATGCTCTGAGCCATGTGGCGACCGAGCAGACGGCTGCTTGATGCCATCACGTCATCGAACGATGCGTTGAGCAGCAGTTCGGTAACGGCGACGGCCTGACCCTGTTCCTTGACGGTGATCTGGATCTGGCTAGCGGACAGAGCCACTGGCTCCATACGAACGCCTTCGTTCAGGGTTGCACCTGCCGAAGCGTTGGTAGCAAGGTTGTTGTAGCGCATGAAGTTGATCGTGAGACCGGGCATGACACCCAGTTCAGTCTTCTTCACTGCGAACTGCTCAAAGCGCAGAACGGGCATGGCCTGGAAAAGGATTTCCTTTGACCAGATCGTCTGAATAGCAGGAGTCAGTGCGCTACTTGAGTTGTAGCCAGTGGCTGAAATGCTAGCGGTGCTAGTAAGAGCACCACCGGAAGGGGCTGGAAGGGCCATTTGTGTTTATCCTCCGAGGGACTTGTGTGGAATTGTTAGAAGCCACGCCGTTGTGGACGTGCTGCGCTCAAGAGCCGATCCCTCATTTCTGCATACTTATTCATCGGCATGTTCTGGATGTCATCCAGAGTGTACGTTTGCTGCTCCATTTGGTTATCCATTGGCCCAATCGGAGGAGCAGTTACCTGCGCCCCCCGCGGACGACCAGCCTGTGACTGGGTCGCCTGCTGAATTGATGCAACGATAGCATTACTCCGTTCGCGAAGAATGTCAATACTCGCTTCGACTTCTTCTACAGAATTTCCTGTAACTAGATCACGGAGTTCTGGGATAATTGCGTCCGCTTCTTCTGCAAGACGACGTTGCATGTATGTGTTGAGTGCCTGGAACTCACGCTCTTTCTCAAGAAGAGCGGCCTGTGCTTCACGCTCTTGCTCAATCTGTGAGAGTCGCCCACGCCACTCGTCTTCTACCTGCGAGATGCGGCTGTTGAACTCTTGTTCCTTCATCAGGATGAGTTCCTTGGCGGAAAGTTCCGCTTCCTCACGTTCCTTCTGGAGTTGGCGTTCCTTCACGGACAACTCCTCAGCCTGCTTGCGGGCCTCTTCGCGCTCCTTTTCAAGAGTGCTCACTTGGTCTGCAAGTGCCTTGAGGCGTGATTCGCTGTCTTCCATCTTCTTGTACAACTTGTCCTTTTCCTGCTTACGGACGCGCTCAACGTCCTCAGTAGTGAACATAGTTGGAGTGGTAGCGGTTTGAGTGGTCGCTGGCGTGTATACGCTAACGCTCGTACCATCTGGGTTAAGAGCGGCCATGCTTTCGCTGATGAACTGCTCTACTGCGGGGTTGTCTGTAGTCACGGTTGTACCTCAGTGTTGGTTTGTCTGATAATGACAGGAATGGGGAGACTTATTCTTCGTCTGGAACGCGCCGTTGTGCAAACCTTGCACCGTACGCCCTCTGCACAAGTTTGTTAATCATTTGGCCCTCTGCGTCCCCAACTTGGGTGCCAGGAAGTGGGCTACCTCCCTGACCAGCGGCGGTGACATCGGGGCCACCTGCTGATGCGACTTGCGCTGCGCCATCTGGCCCTGGGATCATACCCGTTACCAGCATTACAGCCTGCGATATTTGTGCCCTTAGCATATCAAGAGCACCTTGATCTAGAGCATCCTTCTGCAACTCTTCAAAGATCTCGTCCATCTTTTCATTGGGGAACTTCTCCCCCAAGATGCGAAGCGCTCCTAGTTTCGACTCAAGACCAAGACCCATCTTGGCCTGCACCTCGTTCAACTTGATGAGCACGTCGACAGGAAGAGGCTCTGGCCAATGACAGGTAGTTCGATACGTCGTTGGGTCAGTCGGATCAAGCATGGTTGCCTGATCAGGCTCAGGCATAGAAGCCTTGCTTGGATCGTACTGAAGCAAGTCAGGGCGGAATACCGCAGCGGTACGGATGATCAGTTCGTTTACCTTCTCTAGACCCTTTGAGAAGTTCACCTTGATCATGCTGTACCGATTCATGATCGGCTGATACTGGATCGCCAGGGCAACACCAGATGTGTTGCTGATCGGCTGCATCTGGCCAAGAGCGGTTTCTGGTACGCCAACATGTTCGTGCATGGCACGCTTTAAGAACTGCACGTACTCTAGAGCGCCAGACATTTCACCACGGGACTCTAGGTTGAAGACGTTGGCATCTTTCGGCAGACCACCCCACACCTTCTTCGGGCCACGCTGAAGGGAGTCGCTCTTAGCGCCAGTAATGATCGTGATCGGAGCAGCGTGGTAGTTGATGATGTCCGAGATGTCAGTCATCTTCTCGTTCAACTCACGGTTCAGCGAGATGATGTCAAAGATCGCAGATGAACCCCAGGGAGACGACGAGATAGTCCCGTTGGGAATGTGCACCACAGGAATGGCACCGATGTTGTTCTCGTACTGATCAACGAGTTCGTCATTGATGTACTGCTCCACCATCTCATCAGTGATGATCTCGGTGAATGTGAATACCTGACGGGTTCCTTCTGGAGATGTGCCCCAGAATCTGTACTTCAACTTGAAGCGAATGATGCGATCACGGTCGTGAGGGTGATACTCAGGGAAGCAAGATGATGGGTTGAGCGGAATGATCCGAATCTTCCCCTCGTGGACAATCCCAAGGGGATCTTGCCACGGCTCCTCAAACGCCACCTTTACGAAGCAGTCACCAGTAACGACGCCTAGTTGCCCCATCTCCCAAAGGATTGAGTGCTTGTAGTTGTGCACTTCCCATACCTGCTGGAGCAGATGAGGAATGATGGCGTTGTTCTGCTCTGGGCAATGGAACTCAATCCCCTTGCCAAAGGCGAAGTTGATCACGTAGTCAGCGAGCGTGCGAACGTAGTTCAGCGTGATGTTCTGCTCGCCCATCTCACGGCGATACGACCAGTGGTGGCCTAGATACCATGCCCACTCTGCTGCATAGCGATTAAGGCGAGGCCCGTGAACTTCAAACTCTTCGTCTGCAAGTTCAACGAGGCCGAGTGGACTGACTGATACAGCCAAGTCGGAGGAGGCAGCACGAGCAGATGGACTCCAGAAATCAATAGGCATTTACCTGCTCACCTCCATTCATTACTTTTTACCACGATTACGGGCACGGTTGATAGATGGGTCTTCCTTAACAAGACCGCCTGTTTTGGTGTGAGATAGATCGTCGCCACCCTCTCCGTCCATGCCACGCTTACGGCGCTCACGTCGAAGTTCAGTGCGCTTTTCTTTCTGATCTTCCCTCTTGTTGAAGTCCTTGTTGTACTCGTCTTTCTTCTTACGAGCCTCTGGGTTGTCCCGATAGTACTTGGCTGTTTCCTTCGGATTCTTCGACTTCGGCGGTGCCATATTTGTGCTCCTTTGTGTAACCGTACGCGTTAGGAACTATAGCGTATCAGCGACGAGTTTTCTTGCCCTTGGCAACGTACTCTTCAGCCGATAGGGGCTTAGTGTCGTACACGTCGGTACTGCGGAGACCCATGTTCTCCGCTGCATGAGACGCAGCGAGATCAGCGGCCTCCATCCGTGATGGGGTGATCTCATACGTAACACCCTGTCTACCGGTTACTCCGGTGCGTGGACGGGTACGCACGTCTGGCTTCATTGGGTCTGCTTGATCGTCATTCCACGTAGGAATGCGCCTGTCCTGACGAGACGCAGGAACAGGGCGACGACGTGGCCTACCGTGTCGTGCTGCCTGGTCTTCAAGCACCCCTGGGCGCACGTCAGGCGGTACTGGAATATCCCCTCGGTATGGCTTCTTGGCCGAATACCCAAGGTGGCCAATGCTCTCCTGATTAGATAACGATCCGAGTTGCATTGCAGCCTGCATCCCCGACTTGCTCTTTGGCAAGAGCACCGAGGTATCCATGACGGTGCCGTCATTCCCCTCACTGGCTTCTGGGTCGATCCAGCCGCCGATGCCCATCGTTGCCCCTGGCGTACGGAGGATGCCCATCTTTGCGCTAGCAAAGGCCGCAATTCGCCCAAACGCACCTGACCCTGGCTGCACCTTTACTTCCTCTGCCCGACCACCCTCTGGGGCGAATCCGACAGAGAGTTGATTACGCGCAAACTTCCCAGCCTGAGGGCCAGTGGTGCGAACAGTGAACCCCTTGTCTGCAACAGCGGCAGTGGCTTCGATTTCGTCCGGTGTGAGTACCGGGAAGTCTTTTGTAAGTTTGCGCTTCATAGTTTAGTCCTTACGACGACTATCAGAATAGTGATAGTTGTTTGGGTGAACCGCCCTTACCAGTATTAAAGTGATCGGAGCGGGACTGCTTTGCCTGCGCGTCAATCCCTGAGATGAACCCTTCGTAAGGAATATCCTTACTAGCGATTCTGCGGGACTCAGTCCAGGGAACTTCTTGAGCGAGCACCGAGGGGATGATCTCTCCCGATGTGTCAGACAACTGTGACGCTGCTCTGATGACTGCTTCATTATGGAAGGCGTGTGTGGTGGCGTTAGCCCCAATACGTGGGTCAGCGATTGCGCTGACTTTCTTCTTGTTGATGACAGCGGTCTTCTTGAGTTGGTCAGTAAACGCCTTATCAGATGCCACGAACTTAGCGGGGGACTGCTTGTGCGTACGACGCCCAACGCTCTCTAACTGTTGACCTGATGTAACAGCGCCTTCCCACGTGTCCTCAGCAGTGGACTTGGTAGGACTAAGGATTCCTTCAGTAGAGGACTGAAGTCCGAAGAGATCTAGACGAGTCTGCCCAGGAAGTTCAAACAGCGCAGTTTGAGCACGAGACATGTACTCCATGTGCTCGTTGCTGCCTGGAATGGCCTTGCTGATGCTGTCCCGGTAACTCCACACCTTCGGTGCGCTGTGTGGGTTAATGGCGTCTTTGTGGTGGATGTTCCCACGAACAACATCAACAGCCTTAGCCATGTTCTCGTTAGTGCCGCCATTGGCCCACTGGGTCAGAACGTTCTTATCTACTCCACCAATGTGCTCACGCAAGGATGGACTACCGATCAACGACGCCTGCTGAGATGTCAACTCACTGAACGTGAGTGACGAGCGCTTCACACCTAGTTTCTTCTGAGCGTGAGCGCTCAATGTAAGAGTTGGGTTTGTGCTGTGCATATGCGCTAAAGCGCCAACTGCCGACTTCTCCCTGTCAGGACTATTGGAGGGAGACATTACAGCGGAGGCAGTAACGATTGAATCTTCGTCAATACCGTGTTGACTTGCGATGTCATTCAACTGCTGCCTGTGGTCGAAGTACCAACCAACACCAGCAGCCCGTAGTGCCGATCCCCCACCAAGACCAAGACCACTTTGCTGCGAAGCCCGACGAGCAGACCCACGAATTAGTTGTACGCGTCGATTGGCAGCAGTATCTAGCGTTACGGGAACGTCCTTTAGATGTGGGCTGACCTCGCCTAAAGCAGCAAGTGACCGGTCCATACCTTTGGCTGTTTTTTTAGCAGATTCCTGCTTCTTCTCAGGAAGTGATTCATCTGTTGATGCTGCTAATGCTGAGGCGCGACGGGAAAGCATGGTTGCTTTTGCCTTCTTGGCAGTGGTCTTTGCCTTGCCCCAGTTCGCCATGTTTGAAGAGACGACTTTTTGCCCGACTTCGTCCATGTCGGACCATTGAAGAGGACGGTCGTCAGGTGCTCTGGTAACCCGCTCAGGCGCTTGGTCGTTACGCTTTGCCACTACGTGCCTCTTTGTTGTATACGGCTACTCCACGAGAGCGGAGACGAGATGTTGATAGGGGGTCACTGGTGACGCTAGTACTTGCAGCGTAGTCACTACGTGAACGACCCTCTAGCGGCAATCCCTCTGGAATGAGGTTCTGCATGGGATCAACTACAAACTCCCCCATGCCTTCCATTGCCTTGGGCTGAGACACCATTTCACGTGGAGTGGATACGTACGCACTGGGGACAGAGATGTCGATCATGTCTTGACGCCCGTGACCGCTATTGAACTCATCAGTTCGCATGCGTCGAAACGACGACGCAACGTCAGCAAAGGACACCTGTGCTGTGTCCTTTGCCATCGTTAGTACCGGTGGGGACGACGACTCATCCACGAGATGGTGTACGAATCAGTCGTATACGACAGTTGGGTTGGGGCGCTTCATAATCCCACCTGAGTTGTATGAGTACTCAAAGGTAGGCATGTAGTCACCGGCCATCGACCCCTGCACGAACTCACCGAGAACCTCAGGGGCTTCAACCCAAGCAGCCGACCCAACGTGGGCACGCTCACGCATCGTCTCCTCGGCACGCTTGAAGACTGCCTCTGGGTTAGGGGTGTTCATGCGGCCCATTGCGGGGGCAGTGTCGAAGTACGCACCACGACCGAAGTCGTTAGGAACGTCGGTGTCGGTTGCTACGCCTTCTTCAAAGCGAAGTGGGCCACGGTTACCAGGAATTGAGGGAGCAAGTGCGCGCTCATACCGATTGGCCATGCGATCCCGCTCAGGGAACATGGGGGCTGGTGCTACGGTGGGGTTCATCACGACGGGATTCTCCTTCGGAGAGAGATGGTGTCTTGGTATGAATAATAACAGTACCAATTTGGTACTGCCATACCCTATCTGTAAAAGGGTGATTCAAACACTTGAACCGTTGGCATAGTGTCGTACTGGGTCATAGAGCAGGCGATGGCAAGAGCGTCTGGGAAGTCGTCATAGGCGTTGCGCTCGTTGGGAGCAGCAGCCAGCATGTACTTTCCACGGTAGACCTTCTCTAGGTCTGACATCTGCTGGTGGAACTTCTTCCAAGCCTTGGTGCGCTTTGCCTTACTATGACCAGGAAACAGAATCTGTTCTCGCTGAATCAGTTCAGTGAGGTGCACCCATCGGTCGTTCTGTGCCTTTGAGTCAGACGAGATGGGGGTTACCTCAATGTGCGGGAGCAGTAGGGCCAATCGTTCCGCTACAGCACCGCCCACGCCCTGAGAGTCGACCCCTACCCGCAGTACGTCGTAATTGCGTAAGAAGTCAACTATCTGGAAGTACTGTTGCTCCCATTCAACGTTATTGATTTCCAACCAGTTCAGCACACGGTGCTCGTAGAACCCAAGACCATCTGGGTGGTCCCAGTCGACCCACACGGCGCAGACAACGGTTGAGTCGTTACTTCTCGCTACGTCGATGCCTGCAACGATAGGCGTCTTCCACCACTGACGAACGAACGACATCGATTCGTCGTAGAGCGAATTAAGGCGGTCTTCTGTAACGAACATGCCTTTCTCAAGAATCCACTCGTTCTTGTAGGACATGCGGAACTCATCGGAGTCCTCGCCTAGCCGCAGTTTCTCTTTCGCGATGAACTTGGCGTAGTTTGGGTTGTACTTGCTTGCGACCTTGTAGTCGTATTCAAAGTGACTTTGACGATGCCCACGCTTACCGTTGATGTCACGCCGCTTGTTGTACTGGATCATGTTATAGAAGTAGCACTTCTCTCGCGTGGCTGTACCGGACAGCACGAGAGTTCCGTTGTTGAACGCCAACATCGGCTTGATGCTCTTAGTGATCATGGTGCTGTCTGCACCCTGTGCTTCGTCTACTAGGGCCAGGTGGTACGTCTTCGACTCAATCTTGGCCTTTGGGTTACACGTGGTCATGCGGCAATGAGACCCGCTCTTCTTGAGCGTGATGATCTTGCCCTTACCACGGGCACCACCGGAAGCCGCCTTGTCGTCCAGTTCTGGGTCAAGCAGGAAGTCCAGTGCATGCTCGCTGGTCAACTTAGAAACAACACGACCGAAGATGGTCTCTGCTTGATCCTCTACAGGAGCAAACACGCCGACGAATAGACCTTTGGAGAACTTGGACAACCAAGTTGGATAGATAGGTGCCAACTTAGGGAGAATGACCATCATCGCCGCAATGACGTTCGACAACACTTCCGACTTACCTGACTGACGGCAGGCGATAAGAGTGAACTCTTCACCGTCACCAATAATGAGTGACTCAATGTAGCGGTAAGCGATTGGTATCTGGTACGGAAACAGTTCTACGTCACAGAACTCCTCTGTGAATATGAGGAGGCGCTTGACCAGGGAGTCAAGGAACTCGGCAGACGTTTCGTCTAGTTCCTCGTACTGCTCGTCAGGTAACTCTGCGAGAACGTCAACCATTTGCTCGGTCCTCAATTTCCGCCAAGATATCTGTAAGTGCAGTCACGTGAGAGCGCACCTCTTCAATGTCACCCTCTTTGTACCTCCATTGATCAAATGATCTACCGAGGTGCATGATGACTACGTCAGCCCAACTGATCAGATCGGGGGTTGACATCTTTTGGATACGAGAAACTCTTACTTTCTTAGTTGGCTTCTTGCGAAAGAAGGGCATGGTCATCTCCAGTCCCTGATTGTTGTTGCTGGATCGTCCAGCATACGTGCGTCTAGGACGGTGACAAGACCATCGATCTCGTCCAATACTGACCCATTGTCACATACCCCTACTTGTACAACACGTCCAGGTAGACGTACCTGAATACCAGATCCTCTTCTCCAAGGATCGTCTGTTTCACGCATAGTTCCCCTACACACAAACGGTACTCCCCTTGTTGGAACGTCTCTGACGATCCAGTACACACTTCCCGCAACCTGCAACTTATTGAGTGTGTCTTTAAACACAAACCATGAGTATACGATCGATATAAGTAGAGGGACTAAAAACGCAGGGAATTCTAATAGTACCAATGAGCATACGGATACTAATAAACACAGTAACCATATAACCATAATTGCTACGGACAGCATCAAATGCCAATATCTGATGGTAGATTTGAAGCATCTACACCAGAATGGCCAAACGCTTCCAGTGCCTGAACCGCTCTACCTTTAGAGTAACTCTCTCTAAAGGTTCTGTAATCAGATAAGGAACATGGTCCGTACTTCCAATAGCCCTGTGGAGACACGAGCGCAGTGGTGGAGGCCGGTCCTTTTACTGGGCGCTGGAACCGTACGTAGATGTACCCACGGGTAGTTTGAGCGTCTGACCCCATTGTGTCTGGGATGAACTGATGGGCGGATACGCGAGTACTTGCCGTTGGACCCTGGTAGTACTCAGACGCCTCGGACACCTCATACGGAGCAAAGTCAGACCCAGATGCGAACAGCACATTTAGCCCAGAGGGTGACTCAAGGCGCTTGTTTCCGCTCTGGTCTACTTCTACCCGTGGGTTGGTGTACATGCTGGAGTCGCTGCGCTTGGCAACGTTCTCCGCTAAAGCCTGCTCAATCTCTCGGAATGAGCGGCCTAGCCCGCCCCTTCTACGAGGATTATCCATTGGATGATTCCTTAGTCGCCTGGCCACTGGCGTGCTGTGCACGCAGCAAAGCCACCTCGTACGTAAGGTCCGCTACCTTACGCAGTAGTTCGTTGATCACTAACTGAACATCGACCTGCTCTGACTGCATTTCTACTCCTTGTTGTTTAGGTGCTGCGAGTACCTAGAGATAAGGTCATACAGTAGTTCTGGGGACGGCCCCTTCTTACTGTCTATAACCATCTTTATCTCAGTCGCTGGTACTAGGTATTCTACATCAATAACCATTTGTTCAAGCACATGAAGATGACTGTCTTCCTGCTCATCCTCGGTCATGTTAAGGCAGATGCTGATATGACCAGGCTTAGGATCTACGAGAAACCCCACGGAAGTGTTGACCCACGGGTCTTTGTCTCGGTTCCCTGGGAGAACCCACCCACCAGACCTATCCGAGTGGGCGTCTTTCCACCTAACCCTAACCATTGGCCTTAGGCTACGTACTCGTTTCCTCGCCATACAGCCCTCCCGTTTCGGATTTCGACAATCTCTTTAGACCACGTACCGTCAGGCATGATGGTCACTACGCCAACGCCCTGCTGCCAGTTCTCATAGCGTCGCATAGGCAACCCTTTGCTGTTACTTGATCCCTTTACCGAAGGAACAGCGCCATCAACACGAGATAGGCACCCAGGGGACCAAGCGTTGACGGTGACTCGCTCGTCGTTGATCTCAAACGTTTCGTAGTGGTCTTGAATGCGGTGGATGTGCCCCTGCACGTACGACTGGCGCTCGCCCTTAGCCACCGCAGATACTGTCAACTTCTCACCGTGGATGGCGTACAGAGGAGTCTGCTCATTGCCTCCCTGGGCGATCTTTATCCGCCCAGCCGGGTAGCCATCGTGGTATGTGACGTTGGGAGTCTCATCAATCCTCAGCAGGTGCTGAAGGGAAAGAACAGGCCAACTGTCGGGGATATTTGCCTGCCGAATACGAAGTGCTGACTTGGCATTCTTCGTAATGGCGTTCATCAGTCTCTTATCGTGGTTGCCCTCAATAAGTTCGATGTCACACCCTTCTGGTGCCTCTGTTGCTTGCTCAGCGACGTACAGATGTACGCGGTCCAGAGTCTTCTGGGTAGTAAATGCAAACTCAGGCGTGACGATGAACTTGTCTGACCACTCGGGGAAATCGCAAGTATCACCAAGGTTGATGATCCTATTGGGCTTAGCATCACGGATCATCTGCAAAGACACGGCAATAGCCCGTTCGTCTTGGAACGGGTCGTACGTACCGTCTTCATACCTTCGGTACCCGATTTGCGGATCGGGAGCGATGAAGACAGTCTGTGTGCTCTTAGCCGTTTTGGGAGCAGGTCGTGGCTTGGCGATTACCGGCTTGGACTGCTGTACGACAGGCCACTCTGGGCCATCGGCCCAACTTGGAACCAGTTCAATCCCATGCAGATCAACTGTTTGCGCTTCGCCCTGATCATCTTTGAAGAAGTTCTGCCAAGCACGAATCTTTGTCACACGGGCAACATCGTCAAGGTCAATACCAGAGCGATCAAGCAACTCGGCCAACTTGCCAAGTGTGCTGCTCTTCCCTCGCTTGGTACTTGTCGACGCTTCATGCATGGCGTCGTCGAAGTTCATACGGCCTTATTCTTGGGGCAGGAACACCGACCAATGCGGTGGTTGCTGACTGCATTAGCAGCAACGGATTCATCAGACCCAATATCGCTGAGAAACACCTTTAACGCCCGAGTAATCGTAGATGAGTGCTCATCAGACGCTAACCAGCCTTGGAGTTTCTCTAGGTTCTGCTCGTCCAGCGTTTTTTCAAGACGTGAGATCAAGCAGGAAGTTGGTTTGGATACCAACCCCTCAAAGTACTTGTCTAATGACGGTTGTGACACAAGGTACCTCCCGTAGCACGCAAGGCACAGGATAGCACATGTTATACGTTGCCGGAACCATTATCGGGGTTACCTGCTTGACGTGGCTGGTTTATCGCTGGCTGAGAATCGCGCATACGGTGAACAGTCTGGCCCAGCACAGGGGTTACATGCTCTTCAGTAGCACCTGTACTCGGCACGCTGATCATGTCTACTGATCTAGTCATAATGAACCTCTATCGTGATACTTTAACACGCTTGGAGCCGTCCTGAGTAACGACGTAGTTAGTAGACGGGTCAGACGCCGGTACCGTAGTAGTTTGATTTTCGCCAGTCACCACAACTGTTGTGTCCCTAGACGTTACCACGGTGGTCTTCTTCTGAATACCTAGCACAACTACGTTGTTAGCGTTGTCTTGCTTAACAACGTTAACTCCACCAGCCCATACCGAGGGTCTGCCTACCGCTCCGACTGCAAATACTACCGCTAAACCGCTTGCTGGTACTATCTTCGACCCAAACTCACTAACACCAGATACAACTGCGGTACCTGCTGCTGGGATAAGGGGTACCTGAACAATGGCAGTTATTTGCCTTGATACAGTGGCCGACCCGGTTGCTGCAATAGCAGAACTAGCGAACCTAGACGCACCAATAGCGCTGGCGACAGCCAAACCATTTGATGTTCCTGACGCTGCGCTTACTACGGCAAATACGCCACTTACGGTTGCAGTACCAGCGGCTGGAGTAGGGGTGGCACTGCCTAAGGTTGCCGAACTACCGGAAACGGTTGCAGTACCAGACGCCGCTACAGGAGATGCGGCTACGACCGTCCCACCAATTGCGCCTGCCGCTGAAACGGTGGCGACACCTGCTGCTGGAGTGGTAGTAGCCGCAGCCGTAGCAGCAAAGGTAGAAGATACGGCGGCGACACCTGCTGCTGGGGTAGCAGATGTTGCTGATCGGGCAGCAGCGGTTACTGAAACAGTCGCCGCCCCATTGGATGGACTGAGGGCCGTTGCTGAGGTGGCAGCGAACGTAGCGGTGACTGTGGCTGCACCGGCTGCTGGTATTGGGGAAGAAGACCCGGCAGTGGCTGTTGCACCGACTGCTGAAACAGTCGCGGTACCTGCTGCCGCTGTTGCTGAGGCGGCAGTCCTAGCCCCAGCCGTCGCTGAAACGGACGCAACACCTGCTGCCGCAGTGGGAGAGGCGCTTGCGATTGAACCACCTGTTGAACCTGCCGCTGAAACGGTGGCGACACCAGCCGCTGCTACCGGGGAAGCGGCGGCAATGGTGGAGCCAGAGGTTACGGTGGGATCGGCAGACAGCCACAGAGTCGCTTCACGGAGAAGAGTAATGCTCATCCGGTTACTCCGTAGTAAGAGGCGATGCTAAGCAACTCTGCATCAGAGAGACGACGCCGGAATGCAACGACGGCAAAACACTCAAAGTCATTGCCCTGACCGGCTGACTGATTGGTTCCAATACGGAACGGTGCTGAGTTTGCTAGTGATCCAGTCACCGTCGATGTGCTGCCGGTGTTCAAGTCTAATGTCCCATTCAGGATGCGTCCGACATCTACTTGGGATGTGCTGCTCCGCCTCCTCGCAAACAACACATCCAGCACTCCCGCCCGTCGATTGTTCAACTGAAAGTAAGTAACTGACGTAGTGCCATCGCTGAACTCCAACGCTCCGCCAAACCCAACCGGAACGCCAGCAGCACGCAACAGGTAGCCGCCAACTCCCGCTGGTCCGGTCTTGTCGATGAAGCGTTGCCCCGAATAAGGTGTAGCCCACACACGATTCACGACCAACAGCGTCCAATCGTCTGAGTTGTCGAAGTCCAGCAAGGCGTTATCAGCCACTTGCAAGAGGTCGTCGGTGCCGAACAACCAGACAGGTCTGGTGACGGCGACCGTCTTTCGGCCAGATGTAGAACGATTGATCGAAACAACAGGCTTTGGCGACGAGGCCGCATCTAGCCAGAAGGTCGCCCCACTAAGCAGAGCCGTCGATGTTGGAGTAACAGTTCCCTGGTAGTGGTCGTTGATTGTGGAGATTTCACCAGCGCTCAAGGCACGGCGGAATACAGCAACGGCGTAACACTCAAAGTCTTGCGACCCTCCACCACCGCCAGCACCGCCAACCCGCACAGGTAGAGAGTTGGCGAGCGAACCTAGGCCGACTGTCGATTGCGTACCGGAAGAGGTGGTGCCCTTGTACACCCGAGACTGGTTGACGCCACGGTCAACTACTCCGCTCACTACAACGAACTCTCCAGCGGTGAATGCTGGAGCGCCCGCATATACCTGCGTGGTCCCGTCGCCAATGTCAAAGGCCACCTGCAACGCCGTGGCGTTGGGGACAAGGTTCCAACCAACTTGACCAGCGCCAGAAACCTTCTTGTCGATCCATCGACCGAAGTTGGTCGGCGTTGCCCATTGACGCACCACCGCCAAGACAGTGAAAGATTGTGACGCACTGAAGTCAAGCAGATCGTTGTCAGGAACTTCCATATGGTCGTCAGTGCCGAACAGCCACACTGGACGCACCACGGCAACAGACTTGCGCCCAGAGGTGGGACGATTGATCGTGACGGTCGCAGCGTTGGAAGACGACTCAGTAAACGTCGTCTGTCCACCGCTGGTGATGCCTGTAGTGAAGTTGGCGTCGAACGCCGTCGATCCATCCACTCTCACTTGCGAGCGGTACACCCTGCCCGACAAATTGTTGATACCAGACTGTGATCCGATAACCAAAGGTGTGACCGCGTTGAAGAGCGCCGTCGAAGGAACGCTTACCGTCGCGATCGTTGTCCCTAGTTGAGTCCAGCCTGTGTCCACCGCCAAATCGGCTGCTGCCGCACTCTCGGTCGTGGCTTTCTGGAAGAATTTGATCTCGGCAGGAGAAGATGTCCACGTAGCCCGTAACAGCGTGACTGCGCCCGCAACCATCGTGGGGGCAATGGTCGGGGAGGTTTGGATCGTAATGTTTACCCCATCGACGGACAGATACAGCGTCAGAGTGTTCGTAGTCCACATCAATAACCACGACCGGTTGTTGGCACTGACGGTGTAGTGCCCGACTAAAGCCTGTGTTCCAGAGATGCTGTCCAGCGCCACAGCAATCCGAGCGTCCAATGATGTGGAAGGTGTGTACGCAGCCAGATCGGGTGCTGTTGCGTCGTTGAAACTCAACCCCGGTAAGTACAGATAGTTCGTGCCGGTGTGTGTCAACAGTCGCGGATCGTTCGTAGTCGGCTGAGTGGGATTGCCACCCAAAGAGGCATTCAGCACCGAGCCTCCGGTGCCGAGGTTCGACATAACCCGAACGGACTCAAGAGCAGTTGAGGCGGTTCCGGTGTACGGAACCGTTAGTGCATCACCACTGGTGATACCTGTGGTGAAGTCAACGTCGAACACGGTGGTACCGCCGACGCCGTTACGGACGATGGAGCGGTAGACCTTTCCGGCCAGCAGAGTAGCGGTGCCGTCATTGCTGCTACCAACTTGCAATGGTGCCGTGCCGTTGAACAGGGTGGTTGCTCCTACGGCTGCTGGCGTTCCTGCCGAAGTCCATGTGGTTGGCTCGTTCGGTTGGTCGGCGGCATAAAAGAATGCAGCAGTTCCGGTCGATGCCTGCCACGTGAGCCTGAACCAGTAGGCCACGCCATTGACCAACGGCATTGTGTTGCTCTCAAAGTAGGGAAAGTTTGCCCCAGTGGTCGAATAGTAGAATCGAACATTGGCGAATGCAGACTCGTGGCGCACCATGTACTGACGTTGGTTCGTCCCGTCGTTCCACTTGCCGACAACCGTCTGGGAAGTTCCTCCAGTCCATGCGTCGCTTGAAACTCGCCACACGATCTCCAGGTCGCCGGTCAACTTGATGGGCGCAGCGTCAGGCACTGACGCGTAGTTGCCGCTTACGCCTGGTAGGTACAGATAGTTCGTACCGGTGTGCGTCAGCAGCAGCGGATCGTTTGCGTCAACACCAATCGTTGAGCCGTATTGCCCATCAAGAGCGAACCCACCAGCACCAAGGTTCTCAGCGACATCGTTTTCTAGTCGTCGCTTGAAATCACTCTCTACAGTGCGAAGGCTCCAATCCTCCAAATTGCGTGCAAAAGGGTCTTGCGGTGTACTGCTGGAGAGCAGAAGCAGGAGGCTCATAGATCACTGCTCCAGTGCGTTCTTCAACTCCGTGAGGATAGCAACGATGTTATTGACGGTTGTTGCTGAGTCGATAGCGGCCAGAGCGCTGCTGGCGGCAGCGAGTTTGTCATCGGCAGTTGGCTGAACGGCCTGTTGTGGAGCGTCGCTCAACTCAATTGGGGTGCCATCATCAAGACGGACAGTGCAGCCCTCCGGTGGCTCCCAGTCGGGTGCGTCGTCGGCGTCCCACATGACGACGTTCTGCGGCACGCCATCGGCAGCGAGGACGACCCAGCGTTGAACGGCCATCAGAAACACACCACCATGACGAAACCTCCGCCTCCTGCGCCACCTGCGCCACTGTTCGCACCGTTGGTCGATGCGCCACCCCCGCCACCGCTGGAGCCGTAGCCACCGGCACCGCCTGCACCACCTGCGACAGTTCCGGCTGCGTTGCCCGCACCACCGCCGCCACCCGACGAGCCGCCGAAAGCGCCTGGCTGAATCGTTGAGTTCACGCCTGCACCACCAGCACCGCCATCAGCAGTACCTGCGGCTGGGTTGGCCTGAACCGTGCACGTAGAGCCGCCCAAGCCACCAGCCGATGAAACGTTCGCTGCGGTCAAACCGCCACCAGCGCCACCAGTGGATGTCGCAAACCGGTTCTGTGCAGCACCGCCAGCGCCGCCGGTTGCTGACGGCGAAACCACCCCAAGCGGGGTAAACACGTTCCCAGAGCCACCGAACCCCGTCCCGGCTGAGCCGTTGTTCAGTCCACCACCGCCACCACCGCTGATGTTTGTCGCCAAGAGTGATCCGAACGTCGACGATCCACCATTGCCGCCATTGTTGCCGTTCGTATCGTCAGTCGTGACCGCCAACCCACCAGCACCACCAGCACCGATTGTGACCGACACCGTGCCGGGCAGGTCAGCCATGCGAAACGTCGCTACCGATACGCCGCCACTGCCGCCAGACTGGCCACCACAACGCACCGTGCCCGCTGCACCGCGACGGCCAGAACCACCACCGCCAGCGCCGCTCACCACCGTGACCTGCGCCCACCTCAACGCTGCACCGGTCGGCTTCGTCCAGGTGCCATTCGCCGTGAACGACTGAATGTCAGGCGTCGGGTTGACGGCTACGGCCAGGTCGGCCAGTGTCGTCTGCTTGTTGGTGCCGCTGGCAGCCAGCGTCGGATCGGAGACATCAAGAACTTCGATCTTGTCGGTCCCGGCCAGATTGGCCCCGGTGAGGGTTGTCAGATCACTGATTCTGGGCATGACCTACCTCCTCACAGGCTCTCTAGTTCGGCAATCAGTTGTTCTGTTTCTGCAATCTCGGCATCGGCACGGGAGATGGCATCAGCATCCCCAAGCCGCTCTGCTTCAGCACGAAGCATCGTCTGACGAGCGACCCAAGTGCGAGCCTGCCGAAGAATGTCGTCATGGTTCATCTCAGATCACCATGCAGCGAAGCATCACTGTAGATGTGTTCAGCACCATGTAGACGTAGTCGATCTCGGTGGCACCGTCGGTGTAGTGCACATCGAACGCCGTGTCGCCGAGCACCGCAGCACCCTGGGTGTAGGTCATCGTCGTCCACCCGTTCTGCTCGCTGGTGACGAAGTTGTGCTGGAACCAGCGACCGGTGGCTTCTTTCTGAATGTAGAGAGAATCGTCCCTGTAGACGTACTTGGAGCCGGTCGTGAAGGTCTCCGTCGCCGGAGCGTACGTCAGAGCGTTGTTCCAGGTGTTCGCAGCAATGTCATAGCGGTCAACCACCGCCGAAGCGGCACCACGGAAGGAGTAGATGTACCGACCGTTCAGGATGGCCGACTCGTTATTCCAAGCGGCGTCGGGCGCTTCCCAGACCCAGTGCCCCGACAAGCCAGCACCGGGGGCAGCGCCTCGGGCAACACCTGGCGTGATCGTCGTCCAGGTGCCCGCCGTGATGCTGTAGCGGAACAGCGTGACAGCGTTGCTGCCCATGTAGTAGATGAAGTCATCATTGCCTTCGATGCTGTAGACGCTCGTCGCATCTGGCGTCGTCGTCCACGTCGCCACGGTCACAGAGGTGGCGTCATTGGCCGTGATGGTGCGGATCTGACCGGCTCCAGTGCCAGACACGATGCGGATCTGGGAGTTGATCCACTGGCTGGGGGTCCACGTCTTTGCCGAGTTCACCAGCGTCGTAGCCGTGGCGCTCGTCGCCGTACCAGTAGCGAACGACTTGTAACCGGAGCCTTGCCATGACGGGGTGCAGATCAACTTGCTGTCGGTGCCGATCACTGCGGCCGGGGCGATGCCGTCCGTCGCACCGGTCTCGGCCGAGGCCCAGGTGTTGGTGGCGAAATCGTAAAACTTGAACAGGTTCGCCGTAGTGGTGCCCGACGCCGTTACGGCGTTGAGCACGTACCAGCGGGGCGTAAGCAGTCGGAACGTGGTCGACGCAGTGAACGCCGACGCCTGGGTCGGCACCGTGACGACGCCGTTCGCGCCGACTGTGTTGCTGCTGATCGCCAGTGTCGCGCCAGCGTTCGGTCCGCCAGTGATGTGGATGGAGTACCCACGCAGGTCACGTGCCAGGGTGAGGTTCGTGTTGATCGTTGAGGTTGTTCCGCCCGTGGCGGTACCGGATGGGCCAATCGCCGTAGCAGTGCCGCACGCACCAGCGCCAAACGTGCCCGCCAGCGCTCCCGAGGGAATCTGCGTCCAGCCATCTTCAAGAGGGTTGTAGAGGTACTGCGCCGTTGCACTCGCCACATACAACTGCTGCTGTCGGTGGTGGCGAGACGACGCAATGAATGCACCCGCCGAGGTTGCGAGGGGTGCGGGCGTGCAGAACTCCCACCGCTTTAAATCGAGAATCTTGCGGTTGCCGTTGGTAGTAGGCATCAGGTCACGCTCACGTTTCTGCGGAGGGAGTCGGCACCGAGGCGCATCAGGGCGGGGATCTGCTCAAAGGCCGGGTTGCCACCGACCTGCGTCTGGTTCGTCATCGTGCTGACCGTCGTCACCGTGCCGACCGTCGTGATCGTCGCCAACGTCAGAGAGCCAGTGATGGCATCCACCACGACACGGAGACGGCCAGCCACATCAGGCATCGACTGACCAATGGAACGGCTGAGTGACTGCACTGCCATTCGCATGGCTTCCAGCGCCTCCACGACTTCGCCCTGCGTGAGCGTGACCGGGTACGGGTTGTTGAGCGACACGTCGCCGTCGTTGACTCCATCACTGCCGTGGATCAACTTGATGCGCTGGTAATTCACGCCACCAATGTCATCGGTAGCGATCACATCACCAGTTGCCGGGAGAGTGCTGTTGTCAGACATCAGTCCTCAGTAACAATCGTGCCAGAAAGGATGCGAGGGGTTACACCCGAGGTTACTGAAATGGACGGTGAGAGAGCGCCCTTGTAGAGCACCTTGCCCGTACCAGTCGAAGCAGTACCGATAGCGAAGTGGGTGATCGTGTTGGTGCCAGCGGTACAGGCACCGAAGTCCGTATTCGCAACGAGAGTGACTGCGTTTGCGGACACGGTGAACCCGCCTGTAGTGCGAGCAACGGCTACACGGGCGTACCCCGTGTACGTCGCCTCACTGGTGGTCTGATCGCCTGCTTCACCGGGGTCGGCGGTGTGCAGTGACAGAAACAAAGACCCCACTGTTGTTGACCCGCGCAGACCGGTTGCATCGCCAATGTTGGCCGCATTGGTGTTGTTGAACACTAAGAGCAGTAGGTCGTTTTCCCAGGTATTGCCTTTGGACATTTGAGTCTCCTAACAGATTAAGGGCGAACAGAAACGCTTGGGTCAATAGTAACATAGCCACGAACGAGCCTTGTCCACTGGTTGACCGCACCTTGGACGAAAAGGTCATATTCATACGACCCTGCTGTTACTGAGTTGAGGTCGGAGATATGAAGTTCCAAACTGTCGCCGTTGACCCAGGTGAGGTAGCCTCGTTGTGAGCCTGGTAAGGCGGCAATAGCAACCTCGTTTGGAGGCGTGGCGAACCAACGAATGTCGATAACCGTCGCCCCAGTAGCGTCCTTTGCCTGCAAATAGGCGTCGGTAACGGTAAGGGTGTCCCCATCGCCGTCTTGCCAGACAAACGAGGTGTAGTAGTCCTCACCCTTTGCAAACTTGATGGGAAGATTCATAATCGCTCCAAGTGTGGGGTCGGACACGAGGTCTAGGTCTGACACGGAAATAGTGCCAGCCACCACCGGAGTAGTAGTAGTGGCAAACCCACCGTTTGCTGCGGCGGAACGTCGGCTGATGACCGCTACCACATCAAACGCTAGATCCCCTAACGGTAACGCCGCCGTTTCCTGATCCGTGAGGTAAAGCATCAGACCGCCCTCACTGGTGATGTTCACGTTTAGAGGTACCGTCATGTTTGTACCGGTACGGACTGCGCCCCACGCCTCAGTAGGATAGATACGGCGACGAGTAGTCCTGTCCTTAACAAGGACAAGACGCTCCCAGGAAAGCCCTCTAGTTAGTTTGTACTTAGCCTGAGAGATCATTAGTCGTACTATACCGTATGTATGCAAGGAACGACAGTGGCGTAGTGCAACAATCTGGTTTGACCCACAACTGTAGTTGTTCCTAGTACGCCCTACTTCCGATCAACGGTCAGTACGAGTGGGTGTGTGTACAGACGCCAGACCAAAGCCAAACAGGGCTGCTACCTGCACGATCTTAGCCACTACGTCACCGCTGAAGAAGCCGAAGATAGCGTTAAGACCCATTACCAGAGTCAGTGCTCGGTAGATGTACCCACGTACCTTTACTGGAATCCAGTCTTGCTCGTTCATGTCAGTCCTTTTTGTTTGTAAAGTGCCACACGATGTGGTCATGGTGTTTGTCAGCGAGTTCGCTGACGGTTGCTTCTACTTTGTCGACCTTAGTATCGACCTTGCTAAGAGCGTTAAGCGCCTCAAGGTGCCTTCGTTCCGCTTCTTTTTGACCCTCGTTGTGCTGACGAGTATTGTCGTCGTCAAGACGCTTCAGTGCCCACATAAGAGGCCCACCAATAAGCGCTACGACAATAGGCACGAATACAAGAGACCAAGCCGACACTGGTACTCCTCAACTCTTACTAGCGGCAACCGAGGCCATGTTGACAAGGAACTTACGTAGAGCGGCTGCCGTCTTGGGGCCGTAGTTGCCGTCAATGGGGACGTTCAGCGCCCGCTGCATCTGCTTAACAGCAATCTCTGAGATTGCACCGAATTCGCCATCGATCTTAAATGGCTTCTTTGCCCATGACCAGAAGACCAGGATCTGCTGCAACTTCACTACCTCTGGTCCCTTGCTGCCGATCTTCAGAGTTGGAGCAGGCACAACAACCGCTGGGACAGGAACTGGAGGAGGTGAAGTATTAGTCAACTTGTTTTCCACTGGTTCGCCGTTAGACCAGGCAGACTCGTACACCTCAATGTGTAGCCATTTAGCCCAGAGTTGCCCCATGCCAGTGGGAGAATCGGCCTGGTTAACCCAGCCCCTTACACCATTAGTGCGGGTTGATCGCCAGAGCCGACCCGTTCCAGGCACTGCTCCGTAGTAGTCGTGAATTGCTTGAATGCCAAGTTCAAGAGAGTTGTTGATGAGGAATGGCAGAATCTGATCATCAAGAATCTTCCGTTGCTGTGCTGCCGACACTACGTCGGCATCTGCGCTACACCAGCGCCAGTCAATAGCAGAGCCAAAGGCGTGCGAAGACCACTCCTCATCTCCACGAACCTTGCGCGTTCCATACCCGCCAAGATCTACCCCGCCGTATCTCTTCAGTAGGTATTCTCGTACCGCTCGGAGAGCGGGAGAAGTGGAGCCAAACAGCGTTGAGTTGGGTTGACGACCGTCTTGCCAGTTAGTGAAGTACTGCGTGTTTACAGTCATAGTGTCGCCTTGTCCGAATACCGTAGTTGTCGGAAATATTAGCAGCGACTACTTACTCACCACTAGAGTCACTTCGTACGTATTTAGGTCAAGGCGCACGACATTCATCACTGTCGCTCTTCCCCATCCTTCTGCCGTGGCACGACGCATAGCAACAGCACGAGCATCACCAATGAACTGGGTTGACACAGTGTAAGTGATGACCATGTCGTCAATTGTAGCGCCAACGATACAATTACGCACCTACTAGCACTACACCTCTGGTGCGCCGTGGCCGATTGGTGTGTGGCTTAGATCGACTGCGAATGAACCGGGAACGAGACGAGTAACTCGCCCAATCCACACTTCGGCATCATACCTAGTGTTCATCTCAGGCGGGCCGATCACGGAAAGACACGATGACCTTGCCCACCAGTAGTTGCCCCCAAAGTAGGGGTCTTGCCCTGGAAGACCACTCACATAGTGTACACCTGCTGTAGAGGCTCCAGAATCCAGAACTTCAAGTGCCTTGTCAGCGTTGACTACGTTCCAGTATTCCATCTCGTTGCGCCACGTTGCCTGTAACGGGTAATCGCACCCAGCCCCTTTGGTGTGGGTGTACAACACGTACGATTCTCGCCCTTCTCTGGCAACAGACCACTCGTACAAAGCATTGAGGGTAAGTTGCTCCCACCCCTCGTCACTGTTGGCAACGAGGTTAGCGTGAATGTCGTTATCCGCTAGACGGCGAAGAACCGGGCCAGCGTCGCCTACTACTCCTACGTACGTAGGGATTGCACCTACCGGGCTTCGTTTGAGGGCACGAATGTGATGATCAACCACATGCTCCCACTGCCCAAGTGCGTAGACGTGGTAAAAGTGTGCCAGTTCCATCAGTGTTCCTCGTTGTACTTCCAAGAAGCGACGTTCTTATCGCAGTGTTGCCGGTAGTAGATCTCGTCTTCTAGAAGATTCGCTGAATCTACATACCAAGCAAGGTGCTCAGCGGTATAGGGCCAACCTAGTCGTGCTGATGGCCAGATGTCCCAACCGGCGTTTCTGTTGCGGTAGAACGCCATAGTAGTGTCAACAGCGGAGTCATGTACCTTAGTTCCGTCTTCCCACTCTTCTAGAAGACCACCTACCCAGAACTGGGTTTCATGATGGATCACGTGGTCTTTATAGAGGTAGTGGTCTGGGATGTTGTCGATCCGCAGAGAGAACCCAGTCTTGATTAGACGCTCATGTCGATGCAGCACGCCTAGCATCTTCTCAGGCCAGTCTGTGGGGCACTCATCTACTGGACATACATCTGGGTCAGTAAGCCCAAACGGGCCGATCTCTGGGAGTAAGCCAAGAATCCACGGACTGTGATGTCCGTGGTTACTGCCCGTAAAGATCACTTGGTGCTGCGATTGGCGTAGGTACTCAACAGTCGGCTCGTACGTAGAGTCGTTGTCTACAAGGACAAGGTCAATTCCCTGCGCCTTCTCCAGGCCAGTAATCGTTTTCTTGAGTTGTTCAAGACGATCACGAACAATTACGAATACAGGGGTTGACATTTCTACACGTCAAGATGAGTGCTGATTGCCAGTACTACTTGAAATGGTCCGACAATGTCATGTCGAACAACGCTAAAGCCATTGTTTACGAGCATCTCAGCGTATCCGTCTTTATCCCACGCCCACGTGTGGTACTCATAGTGGGCGTCAGCGGTCTCAAATGCAGGAGAACTTGCTACTAGGTACTTCACCTTTGAAGACAGGTGCCGTACGTACGCGTGCGGGTCAATGAGGTGTTCAAGCATCTCAGTGGTAACGCATATGTCCCCGTATGAAATATCGTCGGTTAATACGTTTCCATACATGACGTTCTGACCGCGAGCAGCGGCAGCATCGACGTTACTTTGCTGAAGGTCGTAGCCCCAGCGTAGATGGGGTGGAACCTGAGAAGAGATCAACCATAGTAGTCCTCCGTCACCAGAACCGAGATCGACAACAATCATTCCCGGTTCGTACGCCTGAACCACGAACTGTGCGGCTACGTCTAGCCGAGGCCGATGGGCATCCTGATCAACGTGCGGAGCGCTTTCCCTCTCTGCGTACCACGCATCTGTTGTGTATTCAGGAATCGTTCCTTCTGGAAAGAGTCTGGTCTCCATCACTCACACACCCATATTTGTGTCTTAATGCCGCTCATATCCATAGTAGTGACTATAAGCGGACGCCACCCCGAGGATTGAAGGATCTCTCTCATCCCCTCAACATCCCAGCCCCAGTAATGCTCATGCTTGCTGGAGTCTATCTCTCCATCAGGAGTTGACAAGATTAGTTTCTTTGACCTAGCCCTAATCTCTTCTAAAAGACGAACAGGCTCAGACACGTGCTCAATGGTCTCAGAGAGGATGAATAGATCAACTAATGGTGACCCAACGTTCTTAATTGCGTCTTCAATCTTCCCGTGGTAGTGGTACCCATCACGGTAAGAGTAATCACCTAGTACAGGTGAATCGCTGAAAGCGTACGCAATGTCTGGTCTGGCACCTGCCGAAAGGTCAACTACCACACCCTCGTTCTTGCGGAAGAACTGAAGGCCCAAGGAAATGGTCAAATTGACTCTATGTACGTGATAGTCCCAGTTCGTGTAATCGTTGGGCCTAGCGTAGATTTCTTGGAGTTCTGACTCTGAGTAGTCGGGTCTTAGTCTGATAATCATCAGTAAGACCGTACTCTCTGCACATCATTTGAGAGTTGATACGCCACATACTCTTTGTATGTGTTTTCGTCCATAATCCAGGTATCGCTTGAGTTAACCTCATTGTACCCATGATCCCACTCCACCTTGCCAGCGGAGGGATGAACGTGTTCGATGATTACGTCGCTAAGGTACGTCAAAGTACCAAGGCCACGGCCAATGTCCATCCAGAAGTTGTCGAAGAATAGGTGTACGCCGCCTGGGAACACCATGTATCCAAGAGCCTTAATAATGGCAGAGTCCATGAACACAGCAGTCGCTAGTGCTTGTCCCTGCAACAGGTCGTTTCCGTAAACTACTGCATTGGGAGTGTTAGCGCACGCTTTCGCTACCTCCACATCCCATCCTTCAGTACGTGGACGATGATCGTCGCCCATAAAGCCGACAATGTCGTACCTATTAGCCATCTCTGGGCCGAACTTGTTCAGCGTTCCACCAAGACGAAGGCGTTCTGTCGTAAGAAGAGCACCCACGAGTGATCCTCTGTGAAGATCCCACTCCCAGTGGTACTGCTCATATGTGTCATCGTCGTCATCAATGATGATGAGCAGTTCAGTGCCCTCGTTTTTACGAGTATGGAAACTCTCAATCAAAGGGCCAACGTTGCCGGGACGGCCTCTTGATGGAACTAGAACTCCTAGTGTAGGAAGTGTTTGATGCATCGCCTAATGCCCTCCTCAAGGGTAACTCTTGGCGTATAGAAAGAGTTAAGGCGATCAGGGCACCCAACGCGGTGCATGACGCCCTTTGGTGCGTCAAGCAGATGATGAAGGGGAGCAGAGTAACCGGCCTCTTTCATCATCATACTTGCTAACTCGTTGAAGGAAGTTCCTACTCCGGTAGAGATATTGACCGCTAAGCCAGCAACATCCTGCTGGTGCATTGTCAGAACTGCATCAACGATGTCGTCAATATGCACCCAGTCACGAACCTGAGTGCCATCACCCCAGATGGCAAACGGTGACTCTTTAACTGCTGCCCGCCAGGCAAACGAAGGGAACGGGTAGCACATGTCCTGTGTTTCTCCGTATCCACTGAAAGGTCGAAGAACCAACACCTTTAGCCCAAGGTTGCTGTACTCCCTGGCCATCATTTCACCGGTCAACTTAACCCATCCATATGTGAAGTCTGGGTTGCGCACAGCGTCTAGATCGATGTGATCCTCTCTCAGAGAGATGTTGTATTCACTTCGCTGAAAAGCAATGGGGTAGGCGGCGGATGAGGAGAAGAACACAGTGTACTTCGGCTTAGTGCGCTCGGCCCATCGCCACATCTCAGCGTCGATGCTGAGATCCTCTGCTGCTAGCAAGAACGGACTGTTCTCAATCATCGTTCTTCCGCCTACTACAGCGGCGCAGTGGATCACTAGATCAAACTGCGTGTTGTTTGCCCTAAAGTACTCACGGCAATCCTGCGTGTTCAGGAACTCCTTTAGGACTACTCCGTCTTTTACGTCTAGACACAGCAGGTCGTTTGTTCCGTCGTCTAACTTCTTACGGAAGTGACTTCCAACGAACCCACTACTTCCCGTGATCAGTACCTTCATGTGTTCACCTTGTTCGACGGCAGAGTTGAAGCGCTTGGCTCTACACCAGCAAATTATCACACGGCAAGACGGTCTGCACAGAGCGCAGGCGTTCTCTCCTTAGAGAGTCCTTCAGAGGTTGACCACACAACAGTGTGCACGCCCGTGTCAAGGATAATCTGCTGGCACTTTTGACAAGGCTTTGCCATGCCTAGATCGCCATCTCTCTTGATGCGCGCAACGTACAGAGTCGCTCCGTCTGGATCTCCTGCCCGACGAATAGCGGCCTCTTCAGCGTGATAGGAGACCCCGTCCAGTTCCACCAGAGATGGGTCATTCCTGTAGCGATTAAACCCCGACGACAGGACGCTTCCTCCTCTGACGAGCACTGCGCCAACACGCCATTGTGCGTGTGGTGCCTGCTCAGCCTGAAGAATGGCAAGGCGAAGCCAACGAATATCCGAACCCTTGATCTGCATGGCAGCCGTCAGGGTGCAGTGGGTGAAGGAAAGCCCTGGAAATCGAACTCAATGATAGAACGTACCCGTTCTTCCGCTCGTTCTCGGGACATGAACACGCCTAGCGTGTCAATTGCTACCTCTGGTGTGGGCACCAGCGTGGTGAGTCCAAGCAGCATGAATGCTGCGGCTTCACTGTAACTGTCGGTCTCTACAGCAATCGGCAGTTCGCCGCATGTATCACCGATGTGGAGGAGTGGTGTAACAGAGATCATCGTCTTCTCATACTCAAATGGGCTACTGGCCTTCAACGCGTAATGCACGGAGTGGAACACCTTTCAACAGTGCAGCCGTCGCTCGGTGATGACCAGACAGAATGATGTTCTGGTTACGAGACGGGCGGTGCAGGATCACTGGGAACCTGTTGCCAACGTTACCTTGGTCAGCAGCGGTCTGTCCCGTTAGATCGTAGTTTCGCCCCATGTAGTGCCGAAGATGATGCTGTACCACGCTCGGCTGAGACGCTAGTAGTGGACGAGGGTCGAACTCAACCAAACTTGGCGGCTGACGGCTAAGTTCAGAGGCAATCGCATCCTTCTCGTCTGGGTGTAGTAGTCCGTACTTCTTAGACTTCCCGGCGCTCTGCCACGGAGTGGGTGCTGTAGGAGCAGGCCCAAAGATGCGATCAATCCCGGCCTCACCTGCTCCGTACAGACGAGCAGGTCTGTGGAATGGGTGAAACTGTTGACTTAGATGGGCAATGCTTTCCCAGTCGTACTCTTCCACAGAAGTTCCTTCCTACCACTTTTCTTTGTTAGCCCAGTAGGCTGCGGACATCTTGCCCTTGGCGATGTTCTTAGCGTGACGTGCCTTGAATGAGTCACGTCTGTTCTCATCAGCCTTTGACTCGCCCTTGCGCTCTGGGGAACCAGAAACGCCCTGCTGCCCGAAGCGGATCAACTTTACTTTATCGCCTTCCTTGGCGAGTACAGCGTGCGACTTCGTTGGATGATCTGGTGTGCGCTTCGGCTTGTTGTAGCCGGAGAATGTCTCTCCAGAGCGTTCGATTGATGGCATGTTGTTCTCCTTAGATGTCTAACTGAAGTTGCCCAGGCAGTTCTTTTCTACGAGGCTCTTCCTGGTTGTCAGAAACGGTAACACTTTTTCTGACATCTCCAGTACCGCTCACTGGGTTGTCAGATGACGGTTCTGTGGACTGTGACCCGTAGCGCTTGTTCCAATCGGCGGTGGCACTGGTTCCTACGAATTGAATACCCAACTTGCCCATGTGTTCTTTTGGAATAACGTGGCTAATCTCTCCCGGCCCCTCCACGTTGTTTCGCATTTGAACCACTTTTTGCATCTTGTGTACTTGGCTACGCCGAAGTGGGATGCTTTCCCAGAGAGTAGGCGTGGCCCCTGATGAAAGGGTTGGCGTTCTGTAGGCGTCATCGTCAGCGTAGATTTCAGGAGAAATGGAAGACGTGGGCACTCTGTAGTGGTGTACGTAGTTCCTTCCTCCCTCGGCGTCGGTGCCCTGCTCTCCTTGTATCATAGCGCCCACTGTGTGCGGTGTTCCAGTGAAGATCGTCTTGTCAGCGAACTCTGCGCGATCAGAACCAGATGATACGTAGTCTGCTGTGGTGGATAACCCTCCACCATACATGCCACTAAAGGTGTCTTTCGACACCATTGACTCGCCCTCAGGGAAATCTGTGTTGCGGAGAATGAACTGCTGAGTAGGCGAGTACATGCTGTCGCCACTAGGGTGCTCCGTCAGGTGCGGGGGAGTCCTTGAGCGACTGGCGTGGAACACATCGATGAACTGGCGCTTTCTCATAGCACTACAGTATCAAGAACACCACTTGCAGTCATTGACTGGCGATGACACATTGCGCTTATCAAGTTCTTTCTTGATCTTAAGCGCCTTCATGCCAAGGTCGTACAGACCACGACGAGGCTTATCCCAAGTGTGAAGCCCTTCAGCGGTGTGGACAGACTGATGAATGCGCATCAGCGAATCAGTCAGACGCTCGTCATCTACGTTTGGGATGCTCTTGGTCTTCACCAAACGCATCTGTGACGGATTTAGGTTGTCAGAAGCCGCCACGGAATCAGGTGTACTTGTACGGATTCTTCGGGTTTCGCTGGCCACCAAAGATACCTGGGTGACCGGCATCCCGAGGAACAGTACCTTCGGTGTGAAGGACTGCGATCAGACGATCTGGGTCTGCCTCTGCCAGTGCTGCAATGCGGTGGTGCCCGCCAAGGACGGTCTTGCCCTTACCTGACCCAGGTGCCTCTAGAGGGTCGTGACCAAGGTGCACAGGAGGAATGTCCCCACCAGTAGATAGGTGGTGGTACAGCGACGATTCGTATGAGTTGATGTGCTCATCCGCTGCTGCTACACGCTCGTCTTCTTTTCGGTCTTGGTACGTGTACGTGCCTTCACCGGTTCGCCTACTCACATTGAACTGGCTGCTTGGCATTTTGCTCATCTGAGACTGGAGCACACGGTAGTACTCCCGACCGTGGTGCGTACTTTCATAGTCAGCCTTGCTCAACTGAGATTCGTCCAGTTTGCGATCCCACAACTCGTCGTCTGTCTCTTCTCGCCAGCCGTTGTCATACTTATCGACCTTGTCGTAAGACAGTGGGGCAAATTGGGACTGGATCTCACGCGCAGACATGAACATAGGAAGTTGTTCAGCGAACTGACCGGATGACATGTGTGATTTAGAGGTTGAACTCATCATCTATCCTTGCTGGTCGTCTTCCCAGCGGTTGCCTGGGCTGATGCCCGACTTTAGCGCTTTCCTAGCGTAGAAGTACTGTTTACAGGCCGGATTTTTTCCCGACACCCACGTCACGTTCCCCACACGTATCACTTCACTGCCCTCACTAGCACGAGTAACACCTGTCAGAACAACTTTAATTGCTCAAATTGGCTGTCACCACGGTTAACTTGTGGCTTATCCCGCTGAGAAATGCCACGTGAAGCAGAAATGCGGTCACGAACCCACTGTCTGCCTTGGTTGACACGCTCTTCAGGCACTTTTTCGTCAGCCCACAGTGGTCCGGTAGTTTCTTTACGCATTTCAGGCATGTGTTCCCGCTTAGGAGCAGCGTATTTCTGCACTTCTCCATCCTCCGAGTAGGTGTCCTGCCCTGTTTCCATGTTTCTATTGGAGAAGTTGGGCACTGCAAGCCCTCTACTTACCGCATTACGTGACAACGTAGAGGAGAAGGGGGACAGAGTTCCGCTCGCCATTGGTACGTCGTGCTGTGCGCCGAGTTCATGCATGGCAATTCCGACCATTGTTGGCATTACGTGACGTAGTTTGGGGTCAGAATAGGCAACATCGATGACTGGAGGCACGTGAGTGAACAATTCACTGGGATGTTCATCCTCACTACCCTTCATATACCCGTAAGCGGAAGAGGTAACGAGTTCCTTCTTTGGATTGAAGTTCGGGTTCGTGATCGACTCAACAAGAGTCTCCGTAGGAGTGTGCGACGTGATCTTGTGCTCAAAGTTCGGTGACTCAAATGATGGCTCAAGCGTTACTCTTGCGTAGGGGTATCCATCCGGTTGGCGCTTGTCAGAAACTGCTTCAATAGAAGAGCCGTTAAAGAGGGAGTAACCACCGCCCTTTATGTTTCTAAAGTATCGAATAGCCATTAGAATCCCGTTCTCCGTGGCCCACCGAGCATTGTGGTGGCAGCATCGGCAGTCAACTTCCTTGCTTGTGCCTTCTTCGTCTTCTCTGTATCACCAGGAAGTGGGTTTGCGTGGGCAAACCGCGCCCCTTCTGCGCTCAATTGGGTACTGTGGGAAAGGCTTGGGTACTTCTCTTGCGCCATCGACAGCATGGCAGCACCAATACCCATTCCCCTAAACCCTGTGTTCACCTGAACGTGCAGTACTTCCCTACTGTCATTATCCCCCCACGTGCCAAGTATTCCAGAAACTCGTTTCACAGCCCTTCCACCAGGAAGAATGTCGTCCGGTTTCCCGATCTGACGAGAGACTACTGACCCGTATTCATGGCGGAGTTCAAAACTCCGTTTGCTTCCTTCAGGGGTGTACTTGCGGACATTTGGATCGTCGTCACGTATGTCACCAAACGGTTGAAATTGCGGTCCAAGAGTCATTAGAACAGTGACTCCTGACCTGGGCCTGGGTTGATACGTTGTGCCTGCCATTCACGCTGAGAAACCGATAGACCGTCCTCAACGTCCTTAAATTGCTCTCCTCGTTTGCCTTTCACACGGCTCTTTACCCAAGAACGAGCAGCCGACACCTCTTCTGGAGTTGCCTCTTTAGCACCGTCTACCTGGAAGGTAGGAATGCGCTCACCAGCATCGTTGGTGTGGTACATGCGCTCATGCCTTGGATACATGTCGATGCTGTTCGTAACGCTCATGTTCACGTTCTCTGGGTGGCCCTTTGTCAGTCCACGCTTAGCGGCCTTCCTAGACAAGGTACTTGACCACTTGGATAGGTCATTTGCCGCCACAGGAGTGTCACCGCCTGCTCCCATTGCATTCATAGCCATACCGACCATCGTGGGTAGTGCATGGCGCAGCGAGGGATCGACGAATGCCTCTTGCACCACTGGTGAGTGGTGCGTGAACAGTTCAGTTGGGTTACCCCACTCCTTCGTTGATCTGTACACGCTTTCCCGTTTGACGAGACCATTGTCTTGGTACTCAAACTCTCCCCGTGCATTAAGCACAGGACGCTGCACCGTGTTGAAGTTCGGCTCTTCCCGAGGTGAACTTACCCTCACGTTGCCAGTAGCAGCAACATCCGCTACTTCTGGTCCGTCCCACGTGTCAATCGTTTCCGTAGTGCGCTTATCGCTCAGTACGTGCACGTCAACCGAGCCGTATGAGTTTGCAGGTCGCTGGATGTAATACCGCATATAGAGAGTCTATCCGTGTTGATAAGCGGTGTCGTGCGTCAGGATGGGCCTATCGGACGTGCGTGTGTCGAACGTCACATCAAGTAGGGGGGGGGGTAGGGCGTGTCGAACGTCACATTGGAATGGGCCTATTGGTGTAGGCAATGGTCGGTAGCGAGTGGCCCCTGCCACGCCTCCGCCACGGCGAGGCCGTTTAAGGGTGGGGGTGTCCCCCGAGTGGGGGAACGAGCGCATGTGACGAACGT